TTTGTGAAGTCAAAAGAACAAACCCATTTTTAATGGCTTGCTCGTAATCAACAATGACAAGAGCGCTTTTTTCCATAAGCTGCTGACATTCTTTTGTTGAGTGCGCGTAAAAATTAGCGATTTTTTCGTAGTTAAAAATAGTGTGTCGAGAAGCTGCCGACATTAAAAATTTCTTTTCTTTTTCTTTTAAACTGCTTTGTTGAATTTCATTAATCAAATCAATGGATTTTTTTTCATCATATAAATCTTCCAGCAATGGCTTTTCGCCTGATGGTTCATAAGTTGGAACATCTACTTTTTGGCTATATTCGTTACTATCTTTTGCATCTTCTGGAAACAATTCCCCTATTTCGTCCTTGCCAAAGCCTGTCAGATCAAGGTCAAAGCCCATGTCGCCAAGTTCTTGCATCTCAATGGCAAGCATAGCGTTGTCCCAGTCTGCATTCAGCGCCAGCTTGTTGTCTGCGATGACGTAGGCTTTCTTCTGGGCATCCGTCCAACCTTCGGCAGTCATGGTTGGCACTTCATCAAGGCCCAGCTTTTGCGCTGCAAGCATTCGACCATGCCCGGCGATGATCTGACCATCAGCGTCCACCAAGATCGGGGTGGTGAATCCCCACTCTTTGATGGATGCGGCGATCTGGTCGACTTGTTCCGGGCTGTGGGTGCGGCTGTTTCGCGCATATGGCACAAGCGCTGAAACTTTGCGGCGAATTACATTATCGGCAGGCCATGCCTTCTGTTTCATTTTGTCCTCATCTCGACACATAGCGGTGTCGGTCGCTGCGGCATCTTACATCAGTTTGGGTGCTGTTTCAATCTGGCAACTTTATCAAGCAATGATAACCCAAATTCAGACGTTGGATCAAACCACCATAGCTGTCTTTGGCTGCGGTCTTTGTTGGCTGGGTTCCTGATGATGCTGTGGACGCCCGTTGGTTCGTTGCGCACCCGTGCGATGGCCCCGATGCAGGCGTTCTTGGTCATGCCAACCAGATGTGCCGCATCCTTGTGGGTTAGGCCCACGTTCTCAACGAGGTGCAGCGCCATAAGGATTTGCTCGTCCTTCTGGCGGTCTAGCGATCCATGCATGCGATTTCTCCCGCGATTGCCAAATATCCTGCGCCATCCTCATAGTTGTCAACGTGACTAGGGTTTGCTTTGATGCGGGCGATCTTGAACAGCGTCATCATCAAAGCCACGTCAAAGCCGTTGATAGTGTAAATCTCGCGCCCATGCAGCCACCATGACCAAAGGTCTGCTACGTTATCAAAGTTGTCTTCTGCATCACCATGCGTGGCATCGCGGTCTTTGGTCACATACTGGATTGCGGTCTGTAGGATTTCTTCGCGGTTCATTTGATGCTTTCCTTGTAGCGAATGGCTGCTGCCTTTATCCGCGAGATTGTTGCTGGGTTAGTTGAGTCTATAACCCGCTTGAAGTGCGATGAACTGAAGCCGAGCGTTCTTGCCGCTGCGGCCATTGTGGGGAAATGCACCCCCTCGATAGTGACGGGTCGCTTCTTTGTTGTGCCTAGACCCACCATGTCCATGCGCCCACGAGCCAGTGCTGAATAGATTGCCTCTTCTGTCACATCCATCGCTGCCGCAGCTGCGCGGACTGTGGGAAACCTTTGGCCCCGAATTTCTACAATCATCAAGACAAATCCTTTGGGCGTGGCATAGGCCGTGGCGATACGATGACCTGATCTGTATAGATGCAGCGCATCATAGTGTATTTCATGTCATGGGCTTTAGCTAAGGCAATAGCTTCGTCCATCAGGTCGCCGCAATCCATGTCGGCTGGCAGCTTGTAGCCAGACTGAGAGCCGTCGATCCATGTGATCAGTAGAATGACTAGTAGTTTCATTCTTTCCCCTCCAGTTCAGCCAGCACGGCGCGGGCTTTATCTACAAGTTCAAGCCTCTCAAAGTATTGGCCTTTCATCCTGATGATTGTGAATGTGCATTGCGATAGCATTTGAGTGGTATCCCGCAGCGCCTCCATAGCCTTGGCGAGTTTGGCTTCCAACTGTTCGATGCGGTCGGCAGCGCAGTCGGTCAGGTCAGTCTCTTCAGCAAGCAGCCGTTCAATCAGTTCACTCATTTCGTTTCTCCCACAGTTCTTTAATTTTTGCTTTGAGTGCATTGCGTTGGTTCTCGCGCCAAGTTCCAATGAAATCCCGCCTTGCCTCAACTGTCCTCAATTCCATCGCGTATCGCGCAGCGCTATCTAGCAGTTCCTCGTTACACGCTGCGTTATAGGCTTCCTTGCTGTCTCTGCTTGGCAAGTAGACCTCGCCTATTCCCACTAGATCACCCACTTGCCAAACCCTCACAGCTTGATTGGTTTGCGGGCGACATAGGCAAACTGGCCCGGCCCCAGTTTGCGCTGGAACAAGATGCACTTGCCTTGGTTGTAGAGTTCCATCGCATCGGCCTTGTGCTTTCCTGCGGCGTATTCCCCAATGTGATATACCACCTCGTCGCCGCGCTTCATTGAGTCCAGCATGGTGTGCAGGACACCGCGCTGGTCTTTGACAATGTTGTATTCCATGCGCTCGCTCAAAATGGAATTTCCGAATCATCCAGATCGCCGCGGCTGCTGGTCTGCGGTTCCTGTTCGCTGCGTTCCTTGGCGTTGCCCATAAACGTCAGGTCTTGCACCGAAAGCGTCAGACGGCCCTTGCCTTCGTAAACGTCCACGCCTGGGCGACCAGACACCACCAGCTTCGTGCCTTTGACGATGTGGCTGCTTAGGCTGTCAGCCCGCTTGCCCCAGATGCTGCATTGCACCCAAGTGCTGTCGCGCTTCTGGCCGTTCTTGTCTTTGCCGTTGTCGATGGCGATTGAGAAGCCCAGCACGGGTTCGCCGCCCTGCGTGGTTCGCAGCACAGCGTCCTTGCCTACGTTCCCAGCGATTGTCATGGTTAGCATTTTGTCATTCCCTTGTTGATGATAGCGCCAGCCCCGCAGGGCTGGTCACCTTTGTGTCAGGCTGCAAGCTTATCAACGTCGATGTTCAAGATCATCGCTTGCGTGTAACCCATCCGTGCAATTTGTTCAGCATTGTCACGCGCTGCAATCTTTGCGAAAGTGCGAAGCGAGGCTGCATCAGGACGCCCTTGGCTGTAACGCTTGCGGTCGCTTGGCATCGCGGCACGAATGCAGTCTGCCCCATAAACGCCAAGCCCCGAAAGCTGAATGCCAACCTTAAGTGCGCGACCACAGCAATCGCAATTTGCTTCAAACTCAGCGCCGATGATTTTTGTTTGCATGGTCATCTCTTTTTCCCATCTCTGTTGCGGTGTTCTTGTAGACACCTTACAACATCCACAACCGCCGTAAACATCTTTCTTGCATTTGGCGCAACTATTTTCATTCCATCCGCTTCACGCCAAACCCAACGTCCCGCATGATTTCCGCAGCTCGTTCTGGTGACATCCGCTCACGCGGTTCTGGCTTATGCTCTGCGCCGCGCTGCTTCATCTCCAGCACCTTAGACGCCGATGCCACGCCGTCCATCTCAACCCTACACCGAGCCACGATGTCACCCTCTAGCGGGCGTTTCCGGCGGTCTGTGTTGGCATCTGACTTCCACCAGCGCACAGCGCGTTCAATGGCCCACTGAGGGAAGCCGCTTAGAGCCTGCTCCCAGTCTCTGGCTTCCATTTCCCGCACAGCCTGTGGCGTGTCTTTTTCGTAGTAAGGGCTGAGAAGCGCAGCGACCCTAGCTGAGATCCACACCCCAGAGCATGGTGTCATTAGGGTCTTCTGGATTCTCAGCACGGTATCTTTCTCTGGCAGCGCATTCTGCTGCGACTGTTGCAAATGCCGCAGCCATGCCCGACCCTTGTCGATTTGTTCCTCTGTCAGTTCGCTGAGATTGGAAATACCAATCGGCTTTAACTGTCTGCCATCCGCGTTCTTCTGCGAGACCAAGTGCGTCATCGGGGTTTTCTCCTGCATTGAAAATCTCCTGTAAGGTGGATGCAAGCCGTTTGGCTGCGGTTAGGGTCAAGCCCTTGCTCTTGGATTTCTTACGATACTCGATAAAACTTTTGACAGCAGCTTCTGAGGCCCACGCTGCCAAACAATCAAAAACCTCTGAGGCTTCATTGATCACAGGCGGCTTGCCCGCCTTATCTTGTTTATCAACTGGTTTAATATCTGTGTTTACAACAGGTATAGGTTTGCCCTCAGCGGCCAATTGACTTGCCCTGTGGGGCAACTCGACTTGACTGGATGGGCAGAACCACTTGGTCCTATCGTATGCAGATTTGTTGTATTCCCCAGACAGGATCATGCCATCAGCCTCAAGGCGATCAAGCGATGTTCTGATCTGCTTCG